GTGATATTTGTATTATTATTTATAATAATAGAATTGAAGAATATTAAATTTATAAGTATAAGAGGTGAGAATGGGAGTTTAAGATGGTTATGGTTAGAACCTAATATAATATGGATAATAATATTCCTAAGTTATTATTTAATAACAAATCCTCAAATATATAATTTCTTATTCGTCTCGATGACATTAATTACGAGTTTATATTATTATTATAAATATAGAACATGGGGTTCTATATGGTGTTATATAAGTAATATATTATGGATTATATTTTTAATATATTCAATTTATATTAAGACGAAGGTTTTTGTTTAATTAAATATTCGGGAATTTCAAAAGGTGAATCAGGTGATGAATGTGATTTTTTATGAGAAAGATTATTATAAAATTCACGTTCAATCTTATCATTTGGTCTAATAAATAATAAACTATGTTTTTTATCTCCCGATGGTTTTGGTTGTAAAATGAATTTAAATTTTTCAGCAATTTTAATCATTTGAATATTAGTAGGCATAGTCATAAATGATATATATTCAAGTTCCATTGGACATCGCAATAAAGCATAATTTATAAGTAAATTACCATAACCTCTATTTTTATATTTATCATCAACTATTAATTCTTGTATATAGAAGGTATTTAGACCATTAAATTTACGTTCATTTAATATTAGAATTCCTGCTAATTCATTATTTTCAAAAAGTCCATAAAGATATTCTTTAATTATAAAATCTTCTATATGACTTTTATATTCATCATCATCATCAAATTCTTCATCAAAAAATATTTTAAATTTCTTATATAATTCAACAGCTCTTGCTTTATATTTTTCAGATAATAAACGAATTTTAATGTCTTTATCTTTATATCTACGACTTTTTCTAATATTTTCTAATAATTTTTTATTTTCTTCAATAGCCATTTTTAATTCATCATTATATCGATTGATATTATAGAGTTTTTCAATATCTTTTGGATTATCAATATTTTTCTTAATTAAATCAATATATTCTTCTAAATTTTTTACGTCATATCTTTTAAATATTTTTTCATGTGCTTTATTTAAAACAACTCTTCTAATTTTTTTTTCCCAATCTTTGATATCTGTAATATCTTTCCAAAGAATATGACAAAACATTTTCTATATATATATAAAATTATTATATGAGGTTAATATAAATGAGTTGCCCTTTTAAGCAATATAAAAATATATTTGGTAAGGAAGGCGAGGGAGCACATTCAATTAGATTTTTAAATATAGCAATAGTAGATTTAGTTTTCACAATTATAGGAGCATTATTAATAAGTTATTTTACAAATACTAATTTCTTTATAATATTCATAATATTAATGTTAATGGCGATAATATTACATCGTTTATTTTGTGTAAATACGACGATTAATAAATTAATTTTTGGGGAAATATAAAAAATGATGTTTATATATATAATCCCAATTAATGGATATCAAGTGTAAATTATATGTAAATATGGTAAAATTAATCAATGATTTATATAAAGATAATGATAAAGATTATAAGAAATCATTAGAATTAATAAAGAATTATAATAATGAAAAGGATGATTTATTAAATGAAATGATAACTATATTGAAATATGTTCAAAAATTATATATTTCATATGATAAAAAAATACATGAGATTAATGAAGATTTGATAATTAAAACGGGAATTAATATATCTCATAATCATTTGATAGATATTTATAAGGAAGTTTATAGAGATAATAGGATTGATATAGAAATCATGTTATTAATAATAATTCCATCAATAACTATCAAATTGAATAATGAAATTGAAATAATTGATATGAATATTGGTTCATATTTTAATAATACGATTTTAAAGATTGTTGAAGAAGATGAAGGATGTTCAATATGTTATGAAAATTTCAAGAAGACATATATAATTAGCAATTGTTGTTGTTATAAGACTTGTTTAAGATGTTTCAATTTATTAAATGGTAAATGTGCGATATGTAAAGAGGAAAATCCCATAATTATAAATAAAAAATGAATTTTTATTTTTATGAATTTTATAACAATGGTAAGGATATTAGTTGATGCCGAAATTTCATTATACATAAATGAATATATGTTTGTATATGATTTATATAAATCAAATCATAAGAATTATGAATTAACATTAGAAGAAATTAATTTATTAATTGATAATAGGAATAGGGAAGATTATCATAGGATATTATTAGAGATAATTGATATTGATAATTATAAGGATGATATTATGAATAATATAATTAGGAAGAATAGGATTAAGAATACATTTGAGAATTATAATTATTCGAGGAAAATCATAAGTATTTATAAGGAATTTAATAATTCAATGATAACATATGAAATTTTAAATAAGATATTAAACAAATCATTAATAATTCAATTAAATACTGGAAATTATTTAATAAAATTTGAGGATGTTAAATTATCAGCAGGTGAGATAAATAGGATTATAGATAATGATTATAAAAATGAGACTTGTATGATTTGTTTAGAAACTATGAATAATTTTAGGTTATTTAACTGTTGTTTCTCAAAAATTTGTCGCGATTGTTTTCATACGAATAATTATAAATGTCCTATATGTAATCAACAATCAAAGACATTAATTTCTTATTGATTTTTTATTTTAATTTGTTCTTCAACTAATCTTAATATTTCTTGTGGAACTTCATTTAATTTTAAAAACAGGCTTTTACTTCCCACGGGTTGATTTTTATTTAAAACAAGATGATAAGAAATTTCATCAAATTCATTTTTAAACTTATATAGGATTAATAGAGGTCTATTGCTATAATTCGTTTGTGCTTTGAATAAAGTTGAAGAAACCATTAAATCTTCAATATTTCCACGAATATCTTTATCTTTTGTAGTTTTATAAAATGCTCGGTGAATAGTAATTATAGAAATGTTTAATAATTGGGAGACGGAAATTAACATTAGGTCATTTAAAGGAAGACCTTTTTTAATAATCTTAGACATTAATTCTAATCGTTCAGTATTTGTAAGATTAGAATAAACATTATCCCAATAATTATTAACATTCGCGTATTTCTTACCAGTTTCTTTTGAGAATAGATGAAGAAATATTTTATCACTTAAAAGAGTTTTCATATTAGTTTCATCATTTCTAATTGCTTTTAATTTAGCATAAGTAGCTTCAAGAATTGTTTGATAATTGATATTCATATTAATAAAAGTTGCGAACCATTCAATAAATTCAATGAAAGTTTTATCAGTATATGATTGAACTTTAAGGATTTCCATAAAATACCAAATGCTCTTTTTGTGCATCGTCCATTTACTTTCTAATTTCTGAAATTCACCATTAAATATCTGAGGTAAATTATCCAAGTTTTCTTTAATAATTTCTCCTTTTTTGAAATTAAATTCTTCTGTTTTTAATTTAGAAATATAGAAATCATTTGAAGGTGCTGATTTATGATAATTGAGAAGTTCAATGGGAATTCCATTATTAATAGAAACTTGTGAGAATACATATTGATTTCTTTTATCATCAATATTAATAGTAGGATTTAAGAAATCATATTTATAATAGATATTGAGTTTATTAAGATAATTTTTGATATGTTTAATGCTATAAATTGGAATTTCTTCTAAAATAATTTTAATTTTATTTAAATTGGATTTATTAAATGCTTCATTTCTACCTTTAACGACGATTTTTAAAAGTTCATTTAGATAATCAATTCTAGGCATGGATTGAAGTTCGCTTAATCGTTCATCTGTTAAAACTTTAAGAAGATTGGTAAAAACGAGGGATTGAAGTTGAAACCATTTTTTATTATCTTCTAAACTTTCATTTTGATATATATATAAATCATCTTCAATTCTTGTATGTATAATTTGAGAACCATCTAATTCTTTTTTAGGAAATTCAAGGATAGTATAGACCTCATTCACAACTCCTTTTTGTTTAATATCAGAGTCTAATATTCCAATATTATATTTAATTTTATAAGCAATTGCTTTTTCTTTAAATAATTCTAAATCATTTACGAGAATATTTATATTAAATTTAATACCATTATCTGCTAAATCATCATAGAAATAAATTTTATTAATTTTAAATTCGGTGATAATTTTTTCGAGGAAACTAATACCAATTTTATCAATAGTTAAGAGAAATCCTCCTTTTGTTAAGAAATGTTCAATAGTTAAATCGCTATTAATGATAATAGTAGTTATTTTAAATTTCTCATAATTTTTAAGAACTCTTGAATTAATCCAAGTATGTAAAGAGAAAAGGTTTTGATATGTTCTATTATAATCTTCAAAATGGATTGAATTACTGCTACAAGCTTTAAATAAATCTTTGAGATTAGGGAATTGATTTAATTTAAAAGTTTTAATAAGTTCCTTATTTCTATATTTAATTTCAAGGGGTTCATAATATTTCTTTTCTTTAATAAGCATAATCATATCAGGATTAATATCTTTCAAGGAACTTATTAAATCGCTAAATGATGTATAATAAGGACAGATGATATTAACTATTTTTTCCTTTGATTGTTTTTCCCAGATGATAAGTAATTTATTATAGAGGATACTTAATAAAGAAAAAAGATAATAAGGAGATTTAGGAATTTGATAAGAATTTGTTTCAAGATAATCGATGAATTTTTTATAACTTTTAAAGATTGCTAAAAATCGCGAATATTTTATATCATTATCTAAATCATATAATTTACTAATTTCGGGATATTTTTGGAGATGTTGATGAAGTTCCTTAATATTATTTTCATTAGGAATTATAGGTAATTTATCCATAAAAGCTTTACAAACATTACCGTTTTCTATACTTAAAAAGGTTAATAAATTTAGGCGACTTTTAATATCATTAATCAAATCTTTTTTAGATTTAAAGTCTAAAACTTCGGAGAGGGCGTTCATAATACTATCAATATTAGGGTCTTTCGGTAATTTATGAGGAATTCCTTTTCTTACCATACAACCTTCTTCTTTTGAAATATCTTTGGAACAATTTTGATATTTAATTTCAGGGAATAATAATTCGTGAAGTGATTGAGGAATTATTCCAATTCTTCCAATATCAACAGGTAATTTATCAACAAGATAATTTTTTTCTTTTTCATCAATATTAATTTTTAATTTTTCTTCTGGATTATAACCCTTATAATTCTTACATTTATTTAATTCTTCTTCTTTGGGAGGTTTTTTAAAGCAACAAGGAATACATAAATCATTCTCATTTGGTCTTTTAAGATTTACATATCTTTTAACACCTTCTTCATTAGGATTATTAAAGAAGCTTTCTATAACTTCTTCATTAGGTAATGGACATTTTCTCGTAGTAGGGTCAGCTGGAACTTTACTATCTTTACACCAAAAGCGAGGACAAATATAATAATTCAATTTATCTTTTTTGCTTCCATAAGCAATATCATTATCAACAAAGTAAGAACCATTTTTAATTAATTCTTCTCTTTTTTCGGGTGATACGACAAAAGGTTGGCTTTTCTTTTGACATTTGCCTCTGGCGTAATTTTCTCCAAAGAGGTCTTTATCGGCATTTTGGAGAAGATTAATTCTATAACGTTGGTCATCATTATCTTTCATTCTACCACCTCCATAAGAGGAAGAAGAGGTTTTATAATCTTTTTTTCCTAAATCTTCTTCGTCATCATCTTCATCATCGGGCGAAGGAGAAGGGGATGGTGATTTTTCTTTAATAACTTGTTTTTTGGTAGGAGGTTTTTTAATTTTATCTTGGGAAGAGCTAATAATTTTAGAAATCCAATAAATGAGATTATCTAATTCATGTTTATTTGGGATATTATGTATAATAACTTCAAAACCAAATTTAGTAGTTTTTATGACAACGATAGTATTCATTTTCTTTTCAATAATTTCAGGTTTAATATTCTTTTGTTCCAATTCATTTAAGAATGCTATTTCTTCTGTAATAATTGCTTTTGCTTCTTCCTTCGTTTTATTAAAAGTTAATAACTCTTCTATTAATTCATCAATATCAACACCAAATAAAAGACGATTTTTAACATAAGAATTTAGGTCAAAGGGTTCAGTTGAATAATTGGAACTTCTTTTATAGATAAGATTAATGGTATTTTTAAAACTAATGGTTCCAAAAATTTCTTGGAAGGATGAGATGACTTTTGCTAGTTTTGAGAGAGGAACATTGGAAATAGAAATATAATTATGAACCTTAATAGAAACTGGTTTAAATACTATTTTTTCTTCAAAGGTTGATTGTAAGAAAGGTTTAAGAATAGTTTCTTTGGTATCTTCGATAACTTTCCAAGAAATATTTTTCCTTAAATCGATTATAAAATTAATTTTAATTGAAAGGTCTTTAAATATGGTGAATTTTATAAAACTTCCATTTTCTTCTTCAAGAAGGCAATAGCAATTAATACAATTAAAATCGGTTAATTTATCTAATGCCGTCCATTTTTTTAGATTATAAGAAGAAATGGTATGATAAAGATATAATTTATGGAGAAGAGTAAAATTATCATTAACCCATTGAATATATTGAATAAATTTATTAGTATTTAATTTAGTGAATATATCGGCAAGAGTTAAAGATTGATTAATTTTGGAAGAAAGTTCAAAACGGTGAATATTAAATCTATTTTCAATGATAGGAGAAGTATCGACGCTATCTAATAATTGAAGTTTTTTATATTTTTTATTAATTTCTTCAATAGATGGAAAAGATTTATCTATGAAATAATAAGGATTATCTTTTAATTCGGGAAAATCATTTTCAAATATGATATTTAAAGAATTGAAATCACAATTTCCCTGAGATAATTTATAAGATATTGGGTCTTTAATAGTTGGGTCTTTTTTAAGAGGGAAAGCGAGTTTCATAGGATTGGGATTATAATCCTTCCATTTTATGACATCTATGGAAAATAATAGATTAGGATGATTTAAATTCCAGACATAAAATCTGCCTTTGTTGATAGTAAGAGCGATTTTAGAAATACCTTCTTCAATATTATCATCATCATATATTGATATATTATGATTTTCAAATTTATCCGGAAACCATCTTTTTACTTTAATATTTTTTAAAGGCATTAGTTCTATTTAATTAAAATCTATTTATTTTTTAATAATAGGAATAATGTCATCTGGTATATGTAAAAACAAGGAGGATAAAAAGGAACATAGAAAAAGTAGTTCTTTAACTTTTTGGATTTATTTGGGAATAATAATACTTGGTTTATTATTAATAATTACGATAATTATAATTATATATTCATCTTTTTCTGGAAAAAAAGAAGAAGTTTATAGACCACCATTGACAACTTCTTCACCTGTTGTTTCATCATTTGAAAGAACATTTGAGAATATTCCAAATGATATAGAAAAAAAACCATTTTTAAGTTCTTTGATGAATACGCAAAAAGCGACTGGAAATGCGATAAATACATTAGTAAATCCATTATATGATAGACAAATTCCTATAAAAACTGGTGGATTTAGATGTATGAAAATTAATAGATTTTAAAAAATGAATATTTAAATATTATTATAAATCAATGATTTTCATTATAATCTTTATGGTAATTATATATATTCATGTAATTATTAATATATATAATATTTATAAATTATTGCGGAGCTTTTAATTTAGAAATATATTTAATTATAAATTGTAAATTAAAATCATTTTCATCATAATAAATATTTAATTGTTGGTCGCAAATAATTGCGAATTCTTCTTTGTTTATTTTTTCACATATTTCTATAAAATGAGTTAAAATAAAATCATCATTTGCTTCTTGAATATAGAAATCAATCATCTTTTGTTTTAGTTCTTCAAATGAATTTGGTTTCTCGTAGAAATTAATATTATATGATAATTCCTCAATTGAACTACTTTCGAAGATAGCATTATAACCAATATCTTTAAATGTTTCGTTTAAAGATAGTGAAGAAAAATCAAGCATATTTGATAAAAAATTTAAATAATTTCATAATCATTTTTTTCTGCTTCAATCCAGAAAGGATTTAATAGACAAGTTTTATTAGTAGGTTTAAAACCAAATTCTTTTAATTCTTCATTATATCTTTCGAGATTATTATGAATATCGATAATAATTCTATTACATCTCTCTTTAATCGCATAATTTTCGACGAATTTAATTAAAGTTTTATAAATTAATTTAGTTTCGTCTGGTTTTAATACCTTTTTATGTGTAAAATATTCCTTATATTTATTTTCATAAAAATCATTATTTACGATGATATTTTCAATTTTAATATAATTATCATATTTATCAATTAAAAAATCCAATGAAAATATTTGATTATTCTTATTATCATTTTCAAGATACATACTAAATAAGCAATTAGATTTCCAACATTTTAAATTATGATACACCTTATTATCTGAAAAGATTGTATTATAATTACTATGTTCTACAATAAATTTATTTGAAAAAATGTTTGAATTTTTAAAAGGGATTGTATTTAAATCCGTTGTCATTTGTAGAACATTAATCATAGTTAATAAAGAATTAAATAAATGAATTGTCATAAAATTA